TGTCGTGGCGGCCGCGAGCTGGTCCGCCAAGACCTTTGCCTTTGTGGATGTGGACGCCACCTACTTCCGACTGCCCGACCTGCGCAATGTCTTCCTGCGATTCACCGGGACCAATGTCGATACGGGCCTGGCGCGTGCCATCGGTTCGTTTCAGGACTTCATGAATGCCGCCCACACGCATAGTGGGGCGGTCAGCGCAGGCGGTAACCACTACCACACCGGCGGTACCGATGCGGCGGGCTATCACGCGCATAGCTTCCTGGTGGGTAACCGTGAAGGTGCAGAGGCGAAGCCAGGCAACGGTAATGGCAGTTTCGGCACCGGATACACCAATGGTGATGGCTCTCATGCGCACTCGTTCACGACCGGCTGGGCCAGCAACGGAGACCACACCCACGGCCTGACCATCAATAGCAGCGGCGGTGCCGAAGCGCGGCCGGCGAACGTGGCATTCGCTCCCCGTATTCACATTTGAGGACAACATGACCAGCAAGACCGTCTACCAGACCAATGACGCCGGGCTCTATACCCATGACGAGGAAGCCCAACAGTTCCCCTTCGCTGAAGGGGAATACAACGTTCCATTTGGCGCCGTGATGGCGGCGCCTCCCGCGCGGGACGTTGGTTTTCGTGCGCGCTGGACATCGAACTATGCCCGCGAGGCCCGGCTGTTCAGCACGAAGGGAAAGTGGATTATCGAGGCCATCCCGGTGGATTTGTACGTGATCGATTCCGATGGCCGCTACTTGGAGACCATTGTTTCCAGTGTCCCCGAAGTCGGCCCCAATCTGGAGCACCTTCCGGCCAATCGCGTCCTGATCGCGCCGCCTGTCGCAGAAGATGGCCATGCCGCCTTCTGGACGTCCAAGTTTGCCGCCGGCACGCCTGAGTTCGCCACGCTGGGGCAATGGCGCCTGGCATCGATTGAGCCGCTGCCGGAGATCCCGCCGCCTGCGCCTGACCCTGCAATGCCTGTGATTGAACAGGTTGACCCGCCGGCGCAGGAAATCCACGAATCCATTGAGACCACCTGAAAGGAAAAGCATGCCCACCGACTACCACCATGGCGTGCGCGTCATCGAAATCAACGAAGGTACGCGCCCCATCCGCACCATCTCCACGGCCGTCATTGGCGTGATCGTTACGGCCGACGATGCAGACGCGGCCACCTTCCCCCTGGACACCGCCGTCCTGATCACCAATGTTGTGGCCGCGCAGGCCAAGGCCGGCAAGAGCGGTACCATGCGCCGCGTACTAGAGGCCATTGCGGCCCAGGCCAAGCCCCTGGTGGTGCTGGTGCGCGTGGCTGAAGGCGACGACGAAGCCGAGCAAACTAGCCTGGTGATCGGCGGCGTCTCGGCCGAGGGCCGCTATACCGGCGCCAAGGCATTGCTCGCCGCGCAGGCCAAGCTGGGCATCAAGCCGCGCATCCTGGGGGCGCCTGGGCTGGACACGAAGGCCGTGACCAATGCGCTGGCATCGATTGCACAGACCCTGCGCGCCTTCGTCTATGCCTCGTGCTGGAACTGCGCCACCGTGGTGGCGGCCACCGCCTACCGCTCGGAGTTCGGCCAGCGAGAGGTCATGCTGATCTGGCCTGAGTTCGTGTCCTGGGACACGGCCACCAATGCGGATGCCAGTATCTCGGCCGTGGCCTACGCGCTGGGCCTGCGTGCCAAGATCGACGAGCAAACCGGCTGGCACAAGACCTTGTCCAATGTGGTGGTGAACGGCCCCACCGGCATCAGCCGTGACGTGTTCTGGGATCTGCAGGACCCGGCCACGGATGCCGGCGTGCTCAACGCCAAGGAAGTGACCACCCTGATCAACATGAGCGGCTATCGCTTCTGGGGCTCGCGCACCTGCGAAATCCAGGGCGGCTATTTCCCCTTCGAGAACTACACCCGCACCGCGCAGGTGCTGGCCGACACTATCGCCGAGGCCCACATGGTTTACGTGGATCTGCCGATGACGCCCTCGCTCGTCAAGGATCTGGTGGCCAGCATCAATGCCAAGTTCCGGTCCCTAAAGGCTAACGGCTACATCATCGACGGTGAAGCCTGGTTCGATGAGCAGTTCAACGACAAGGACACCCTCAAAGCCGGCAAGCTCACCATCGACTACGGCTACACCCCGGTGCCGCCGGTGGAGAACCTGCTGTTCCAACAGCGCATTACCGACCAGTACCTGGCCGACTTCGCCGCCCGCGTCGCGGCGTAATGGATAGGTGGCCGGCACGGCCGACCGCCTGACCGATCTCAACCAATAGGAGCAAGACATGGGCGTGCCCCACAAACTGAAGGATTTCAACGTCTTCGAGAACGGTATCAATTTCACCGGCTTGGCCACGGAAGTGACCTTGCCCAAGCTGTCGCGCAAGATGGAGGAATACCGCGCCGGCGGCATGTCCGGCCCGGTCTCGGTGGATCTCGGCCAGGAGGCCATGCAACTGGAGTGGACGGCCGGCGGCCTGGTCAAGGAAGCACTGAAGCAATACGCGGCCACCTCGCACGGCGCCGTGCAATTGCGCTTCGCGGGCGCATATCAGAGCGATGATGATGCCTCCGTGCAAGCCGTCGAGATCACTGTGCGTGGCCGTTACAAGGAGGTGGACATGGGCAATGCCAAGGTGGGGGACGACACCTCGCACAAGTTCAACATGCCCCTGAGCGCCTACAAGCTCACCATCGACAACGAAGTGATCTTCGATTTCGACTTCATGAATGGCATCGAGATTGTCGGCGGCGAAGACCGCCGCGCCGACATCCGCAAGGCCATCGGCCTGTAATGGCCAGGCGGCCACCCGCCGCCTGCCTCTCCCAATACCCCATCTGACAAGGACACAACATGACCACCGCAACCGCTCCCAAAATCGAATCCGTCGTTATCGAGCTGGACGAACCGCTGACGCGCGGCAATACCCAAATCACCGAGCTGACCTTGCGCCGCCCCAAGTCCGGCGCCCTGCGTGGCGTCAGCCTGATGGACCTCATGAATATGAACGTGAGCGCCCTGCAGGTGGTGCTGCCGCGCATCAGCGAGCCCGCCCTGACGCAGTTCGATGTGGCCGCCATGGACCCGGCCGACCTGATCAAGTGCGGCATGGAGGTCTCGGTTTTTTTGGCACCGAAGGCGGACCGAGCCTTGGTCTCCCAATCGAAGTAGAAGACGCCATGGCCGACATCGCCACCGTGTTCCACTGGCAACCGGCCGCGATGGACGACTTGGAACTGGTTGACCTCATGAAGTGGCGCGAGCGCGCCCGGGTGCGAAGCGGGGCAGAGTAAATGGCAAACGAACTGAAAATGCAGGTTGTCTTCTCCATGATGGAGAGGATCACCGCCCCGCTGAAGAAGATCACCGGCGGCGCCCGGGAGACCGGTAAGGCGTTGAAGAACACCAGCGACCGCCTGCGCGACCTGAACAAGCAGCAGAGCGACCTCAACGGCCTGCGCGAGCTGCACCAGGGCATGCGCAAGACGAATGCCGAATTGGCCACCGCGCAGCAGCGTGTCGCCGAGCTGGCCGCCAGGATGAAGGCCACGGAGAACCCGACCCGGGCTCTGACGCGCGAATTCAATGCGGCGGTGCGCAGCGTCAAGTCGCTGCAGGACGCCAGCGAGCGGCAAGGCACGCAGTACCGTGCTCTGCGCGAGCGCCTGGCCGATGCAGGTATCGGCTCGCGCCAGCTCGCCAACGCACAGACCTGGCTCAAGAACAGCATCGCCGCCACCAATGCCGAATTAGCCGACCAGCAGAAGAGGCTGGCCGCCAGCCATCGTCAGCAGCAGGTCATGGCCAACGCCCGCCAGCGCGCCGACAAGCTGCGCAGCACTGCCGGCGGCCTGGCGGCGGCCGGCGTAGGCGCCACGGCCAGCGGCGCCGCCATGGGCGTGCCGGTCCTGGCCGGCCTGAAAGAGGCCAAGCACTACGAGACCGAGAACGGTCGCGTGCGCGCGCTCGGCCTAGGGCCGGCCGCCACGGCCGAGGCGATCAAGTTCGCGCGCGACATGAAGACCTACGGCACCAGCCAGCTCGATAATCTGCAACTGCTGCGC